CATGATTCTTCTTTCTTTCGTGAACTTTTTGATCTTTATTCGCAACACTCACGTTGGTTTCGTTGGCATTCTTGGCAACGCGTACAACTCAGTCGTTGAGGCTTCTGCTGCCGCGGTCGCTTCCTTCTGGGCACGCTACTCGAGTACCTACAGCCTGTTTTGGCCTGAGCGACTTCCGCTTTGGCATCACCGCTGCATAGCTAGCCTATTCTCCACGACCACCGTCTTGGAAGACTTCCAGGCTACCTTGACGTACCCTTACCCGACGAGATTTGTGTGTGAGTTTTCCCACGACATTGCTACCTATGCAGTCGTGTCCACTCTTGTGGCATGTGCTTTACTGGGGAGTTACGTACTGTACTCTCTACTTTGGCATGTGTTGGGATTCGGAAATCCAATTGCCTATTACTGGTCTACCCTCCTGGCGCATCCTTTTAAGACAGCTGTACCTGTATCTGCTGATCTTTTGCGCCCTGCTTTTAACGACCTGACTCTGCGGCCCGCTGTGCCCATAGACAATCACACTCACCCTGTCCAAGCATCTCTCAGAGCCGCAGTTACATCGGGCGTACGCCATCTAGCTGCCTCTGTAGGTCTCGTGCCATATTTCGTTCAACGCTCGCGCTCCGACAACAAGAAGGGCCTGGAGGGTTGCGAAACGGTGGTATGGTGCAAGGACGCCCACCGGACGCCCATCGCGTTCGCCCCGTTGCTCATCCACTTGATAGCTTTCATCGATACCTCAGATTATATCGATTTGAATGTGGTTTTGGGCTATGGTCTGGCCGTTGTTGTATACACGGTCGTAACCTCCGCGGCTGCTAAGGTCACCGAGGAGTACTCTTACACGTACGATGCTGATGGGTATCTGATCTTCAACGTGAAGGGTGGCGCAAACTATCGTCAACTCCCCTGGAATTATGGGAAAGACATGGTCACCGCGATTGCTTACTCCCCAACCGGACTCTGGTTGGTGAAGACCGTTTTCAATGTCGATAGGAAATATGTCGACGCTGACCACCAACTCATTTTGTTTACGCCACTGGCTGCCTGGAGGTTTCTGCTGTTCGATTTTAACAAGCGGATCAACTGTCCCTTGGAGCGGCTAGAGGTGGTGAAAGGTGATTGGGCGCGCGTTCGGGTTCTAGGGGGGACCGATCAGCCGCACGTGGTTAGCACTGCGAGAGTTGGGCGGTACTTGGCCGCCACCGTATCTGTCGAAGTGGACGACGCACTGGCCGAGACTGCCGGGTTGTCTAAGAACGCACTGCAGGCCTCGACGACGCAGACCATCGCCAAGACGAACGCTGTTGATAGCTCGGTGCTTACGAGCTACCATAGAGAGTTAGCGCCAGAGACTGAAGCCACCGTGTATGTGGTTGAAGAGTCCGTGGTGCGCTACCAACACGCGAGCACATATGAGGCCGAGGCGCCGACCTTACTTGAGCCGTTCATGCCAGCGCTTGGCCCGGATTGTTATTTGCCACAGGACACCGTTGGCAATCGCCGGGTTGCTGTAGGGACAAGGATCCAGAAGAACGTTAGCAGCGTGACACAGATCGCGGCTAACCTGGAGATGGCCCTGAGCGTTGCGCGTGACCACATTATCAAAACCATAGGCAGGCATGCGCTCTTCCCGATTTCGGAAGACGAGGTGCGTGAATGCCAACCTACCCCTCAGCAACAGCATCTGTTGGACACCGGAGCATTGGTGGCAGATTTGTTGGATTCCGAGCAGCCGATTAGGGCGTTCGAGAAGGCTGAGCCGGCTCAGAAGGTTGCAGCGCCGCGCATCATCAGTCCCGATGAACCTGCGCACAAGCTGTTGTGGTCCCGTTACATGATCCCTTTCCACCGTGCGATGGTGAAGTATTTTGGGGTCGACGGTGAGGGATGGTACGCCCCAGGCATGACGCCCGCGAGCATCGCGAGGCGAGTTGCCGAGGTGTGCGAAGAGCAGCATAAGGTGACAATGGCGGACGGCGATAAGTTCGACAGCTCAATCAGCCCCGTGGCGCGTGCCTGGGAGCTGAGCGTGTATATGGGAGTGTTTAATCCCAGTACTCACGATGAGCTAGTCAAGGGAGCCAAGGCCAGCCACTGCTGCCCCGTAGTGTTTCAGAGCGTCGCGTATGAGCAGTTGTGCGGGCGAGGTTCAGGGTTTGCAGATACCACCGTGGCCAACACGTTGTGGAACTGGGCCAAGGACTTCGTCGCGGCTGCGACTGAGCGACTGCCCGCTGGGCTCCGTACTAAAGAGGAGGCCTTGCGACGCTGCGGTATATATATGGGTGATGATAGCTTGTGCCGCTACATCAACAAGGAGCATTTGATCGCAGTCGGGGCCGCACTGGGCCTCGTCCTGGAGGTTGAAGAAGTATGCGATGGAGAGGACGGGGTCAACTTCATTTCGCGTTACTACAGCCGGTTTGTGTTCAGGGGGGACCCTTCCTCCACTTGTGACGTTTCGAGGATATCGAGTAAACTCAACGTTGCCCCAAAGATGAAGCATGTTACGGATATGACGCCCAAGCAGAAGCTGGTGCAGCGCATGATCGGGCTCTTTTTGTCCGACCGTAACACTCCGCTTATTGGCGAGTACGCGTCTGCCGTTGTGCACGCGTTCGGCCGCCCAGCAGCAATTGTGACTGATCTCGCGGGATATTATGCAGCCCTACCTAGGGCCTCGCAGTTCCCCAATGAGAATGTCAGTGGATGGATGGAGGATTTCTGGATGAAGCGTCGACCTGACCTCATGCTAGACTTGGTGCCGGAATTTCTGGGCTTGTGTGTGTTCGATCCGAACCGCTTGCTCAGCCCACCGAGGTTCTTCAGGCCAGCGCCCGTTGTTGCGCCGCCCGATATGGTTACCGATGTGCCGTCGAGCGTGGAGGGAAAACCGTTCCCTGCGATGATCACCGTTAAACTCGAACCAGAGGAGCGAGAGGTGTTTCGCGAAGCTATTGTCGAATCAGCCAACGCAATCGAACAGCAGTCGATTGTCAACGACAATAATGCAACGGAGCCGAAGAAGACGATCGTTAGGGTCGCCGCGGACCTGGTAGGGAATTGCCGGGACTGCGCCAAGCCGTTTCTGGCTCCGTTGCTTAGCGTGCCACAGCGCGCGAAGCTGGAGCTGGGTGAGCCTTTTCGGTGCCGCGATTGCGCCGCGAAGGCAAAGGTAGAGTTTGAGTTGAGCCCCGCGGGAATCGCGCGGGCGAAGCTTGAAGCGACGCCTGAGGGTAAGGCTGCTGCCGCGGCCAAGGCTCTCAAGCGCCGCACCAAGGCGGTTTGATGGGGCCCACCGGGCCACGGCTTTGCATGTTGAGCCTTTAATCAATGTGCGCTTGGGCGAAGAAGCTGAATGCGCCCAATCGTTTGTTCCGGTCGCACCGGTAGATCCGAAAATCCTTTTCGAGACAGTTTATTAGAATCGATGAACAACAACAACAACAGCAATGCACGCGGCGATCGCCCTAGTCGCAAGCGTGCTCGGGCTTCTCGCAATGCTGCTGCACCATCTGGTCAGCCGCCGCAGAAGAAGCAGAAGTCCGCAGGCCAGAAGCGTCGACAGCGAAACCGAAGAGCCCAACGAGACGGACGAGCACAGTCAACTCGAGGCGACCGATCTGATCCAGGTGGAGATTACCTCGCAGGACGAGGACCCACGAACAACTTCAGCGGTTACGGGAACAAGGCGTCGATGCCCATTTGGGAGCGTGAGTACATCGCGGAGATCCAGCCCACCGCCGAGCCCGCGTTCTCGCTCCAGCAGTTTCCAGTCAACCCAGGACAAGCTGCTGCCTTTCCATGGCTCGCAAAGATCGCTCAGTGCTTCGAAAAGTACGAGTTCGAGTTTCTGCGCTTCATCTACAAAAGAGAAGTTTCAGAGTTTGCGACGAATGGGGTGACAGGCAAGGTCATCATGTCGTTTGATTCGGACGCAACCGATGCGGCACCGACAACCAAGCAGATGATGTTGGACACTGATCCACACGCTGACGGCATGCCATGTGAGAGCTTCTTTATGGATATCCCAAGGTCCATTCTCAAGAAGTTCAATGACGCCCACTTTGTTCGGCCCGGTGCACAGCCAGCCAACACCGACCTTAAGACCTATGACATCGGCACGCTCAACGTGGCCTGTCAAGGCACCGCGGCCAACACGGTCGTGGGGGAGCTGCACGTCGAGTACGCGCTTCGTCTCCGAGTCCCCGTGCTTGAAGCCGGCGTTGGAACGTCGGGCTCTGCCGTGATGCAAACAACGACTGGAACAGTCGCTTCCCCGCTCCTTGCGGGCGTCACAGCAACCAATGGCTCTCTCGCACTCTCGCAGGCTCTGACGATTTTGACCGTGACCGGTCTTGTCGTTGGCTCAGAATACCTGGTTTCCTACGCCTGCTCCGGCGTGGATGGGGTGACATTCGGCACGCTTGTCGGGTGGACATCGAAGACGTATCTTGGCCCCGGCAATGGGGGCGGGACTTCCTTCAACCAAGGCACTTTCCTGGCCACTGCGTCCACAGCATCATTGGCAATCACACTTGGCGGCGCGCCGACGAACGCCCAGGCCATTGTGACCCAGCTGCCTTCCACACTGTTTTGAGCACAGTGTGAAGCCGTCCCAACACAGGGCGTGACTAATAATATGTGGATCTGGCAGCCGTAGTGCGTAAGTCCAACTCCGCGAAACAGATGGAGGACCTGTGCCGTAAATGCGCAGTGCTTGCCGCCCCTGCTGGGGTGAGAGACTTAAAGAGCAAGACAGATCTGATCGCGTGAAGACAGTGGATTGAAGATTC